GGTGTTTCTGTTCTGACTTTTTCTAGTAGCCCAACAACAGTTTTCTGGACAGTAATTTCCGTTGTTGTCTCTACGCTCAAGGCTCATTTTAGCTGGAATTCTTCCCATGTCAGCATAGAAATTCTCGAATTTATTCCACCGTTCACAAATAGAAATACCACGACCTCCATAGTTTCTATAACCATGGTTACTAGGGTTCATACAACGTTGCCTCATTGCTTTCCAGATTCCATGTATAGGGGTTCCGCACATACCATGCGTAAGATGTGCATCACCGATTGTTTTTCTCTGTAGACAACCACATGACTTTGTATGCCCATCTCGCAAGCTTTGCCCATTAGCTGTTGTTGTTTCTCCACAATCGCATATACAGTTCCATCTAGCTTTACCTGCTTTACTGTTTTCAGCCCTCGATACTACTATTAGCCATCCAAACCTCTGCCCTGTTAAATCTTTAAATTTTGCCACACATACCTCCCCATGCCTCTACTCGGTCAAATTAATTTTCTAGATCAACCACGCAGTAGTTTACACTTGTTTTCCCATTTTTGTAATCCCAAGTTTGGGCAACAGAACGCTTCAAAGTGCCAACGAATCCGTGCTGGTAATGCCATTTATCGGTTCCTGTCATGGATGGGATAACCTCAAAAGTAACTCCACCAAACGAGTCAGCAGACAAATATTTAACTTCTTTCTTCTTATGAACATGTCCAGTATGCCATTCCTTATATTTTACTAAATGCCATATATCGCTCATTTCTTCAGCCATTATTAATGGAAGTTTATCCGGTGGCGGATCGTCTCTTGACCCATGAACAAATCCAATCAGATTTGAACCGTAGTGCTTATACTTACGCTCTTTTGGGCTATCATCAATAGTTACCCTTTCATTGTTATGAAACCAACCCTCTAATGCTGTAGCCATATTAATAGTACTTAACCAATCATGGTTTCCAGGGACAACAAGCACTTCCACTGGTGCTATCGTAGCACACATTTCAATCATCTCAACAAGCAAATAAATCCCGTTCTTGAAAAGCATGTTGAGCCTATCATCCGAATCTTGCTCGGTGCCACGAGTAGTTGTTCCCTCTGGTGTATCAATATGGAGAAAGTCATTGCCTATTGGGAATAGTATCAATTCTGGTACAGCTCCGTTTAGTTGGTTAAGGTGATATGCAATAGCATGGAGACTTCTGGCCTCAGCTATCTTGCAATCATAATTTTCACCAGTTTCTCCCTCCCATGCTTTCTTTCCATAGTGAACATCAAACAAATCTATTTCATACATAAACCTGTCTAATTGAGTTTCAATATAAGGATAGGTATAGATAGGGGAATGCTTACCCATTTCTTCAACTAAAATATCTTTTCGTACTTCTAATATATTCGGAATCCTTCTTTTCAGCCATAGCTTTACTTGCCAATTTGTGTATGTTTCTGGAGGTTCTCCGCCCATGGTAACTTCCCATGAATTAACTAAGTATCTTTCAACTTCCCACTCCTCAATATCTATGTCTGCTCTCTCAAGCGCATCTTCAACTGTAGTAATTTTCCACGATTTAGTAGTTACAACCCCCTTATCGCTACTAAAATCTTTTGATATTTGTTCCTCTCTATCTTGTTTGTTTCTTGAGCTTGACTGCTTGCCTCTTAACGGACTCAACTTTCTCCGAATCTGCCGTTTAGAATATCGCCTTCCCAATCTTACCGTTTCCTCTTGGATTTGCTTTGTTGTCCAATTCGGATGCCTCAAAAAGATTTCTTCAATGCTATTCATTTTCAACCTCCCAGTTTCCATGCTTGATAAATAACAAGAACGCAAAAGATTATGATTAGTAAATCCATAATGCCACCTCGGTGTTTTTAGGTTTTGCTTTTAAGGCTGAGTTCTTTCCCAACAGCCACCTTCAAATCTTTTTTACGTTTACGTTCTTCCCTGACAGCCATCTTAAGATCTTCCCTCCGTCTAGCTCTGCTTGTTGGAAAATCCGTTGCTATCCCAAAATATTCTGCTCTTTCCTTAAGACTCTTTTCCTTATAGCTCCCTGAGCGTTCTATTTTTTCCCCAGTAACAATCTTCTCATAGCTCATTTTATCCCAGCCCTCTCGTCCAATAAGTTAATAAACCATTCCCTGGCTCTACCGGAAGCCTTTTTACCAATCTCCTTTGGTGTGATATTGTTTTCCTCTAACACATCTATTTCTTCTTTGATTATGTCTTTCATTATCCACCTTAGAAAATCACCCATGCCAACAATAGCTGGCTCTGAACTATTTGTGGTAAAAACCTGCTCTATTCCCTGATTTAATCTATTTTCAGTAACAGCATAGTCTATGAATTCATTAATTGAGTTTAACTTTTCCACATCAACCGGAACAAGAACCTTCACCTTTGAGGTGGAGTGCTTTTCCCCTTTTGTTTTAAACCAATACTTATTATCCCTGAAATTAGATGTCCAGACAATCCCCTCGCCAACACCGGATGCCCCAAGCTGTTTTGCAACTGGACATTCAGCCTCAACTTCAGCCACGAGTTCAATCATTTTATTTTGAGCCAACTTGGGATTCTCAAAATCTATTTCAATATCATATGTTTTGAAGTCCTCAACATTGTATATTCCAGAATCATCATAATGAAGATAATCACTATCAACATAATATGGATTGATGTTTATATCTTCTGGTTTTACTTTTACAGCAAAGATTACAAACATCTTTTCCAACTCAGATATTCCAACACCCTTCTGTATGCCCATTCCTGCCCATTCTCCGAATATGGTGACTGTATCGTTTGTATTAAGCTGCTCTTTTTCAAAGATGGAATCAAAAAACGACTGAAATACACTTCTAGCACCGTATGCAAAAAAAGCAAAGCCAGCGTTATCTTTTTCAACACTTATTATATTCTTTCTGCTCTGAAACCACATCCCATCTTTCTCTGAAAAAGAAACACCTGCATTGGTTCCATGCAATTTTACCGTACCATGAAAAACTAAAGTCGGTTTTGTTTTAGTTATATCGTAAATTGGATTGCCATCTTCATCCTGCCCAATGTACTGACTAGCCATACCAATATTTCTGATTGCGTTTCTAAATTGCTTTATGTCGTGAAAAGATACAAATTCTTTCATTCCCCACTCCCTTCCCTTGTCACGCTATCCCACTCAAACCAAATACCGTAACCGCAAATGCGAGCAAAAAAGAACACCACGCAAAAACATTATTTGATCCATTGATACAAAAACCTGCATATATCCACAAACCCAAAATTACAACGCCAGTTCCAGTGTCCATTACATATCCCCAGCTATACCAATATATCCAGCACCATCCACCAGATTATCTCTCTTACCCTGATAAATTTCTCGTGCCAGTTTAAACAACACCATCATCAGCGCAATATCCTTCGCATCTAAGTCTCTATTAATACGTTTAACATACGAAGTCCAAAATTCCGCTATCAATGCAAACGAATCCTCCGGCTTTCCGTATTGGTCTTGTCGCTCTCCATTGATAACTTCTATTGCTTCCTTTAATACTTTACCTCGCATTTAATATTTTCCACCAATATCACAAATAATCTTTACGTTTATTATTTCTCCACACTCAGCCCCGATAGGATAGACCCTATTGACATGAACACTCTCTACATATGTTTCCGTAACTCGCTCGAACTCAACCATAGCCTCCCATACTTCCAGTTCGAGTTTTAGTTTTTCCAGCTTTATATCCTTTATGTCCATTTTAATACCTCCCGTAGTTCTTCAGGTGAATTTACTACAGCGTAGCAATCTTCCTCTTTGACGTTTTCGTTATACGGATATCTAATAAGTATTACCCTTTTATAAAATTCTATTGGGAAATTGGGATAGTCTTCTACAAGTAGTCCAGACTTGAGTTCCCTGGTCTTATCTTCGATAGACGACGTGTATTTAACTATGTAATCATCGAAGTGCATACTAAGCCATAGTTCTGTGTTGTTTATCCAAGAATGGGCTTGATGCGTTAAGATATTCGGTTTTGGGAATAGATCCTTTATTGTTTCATAATATTTGGTTGGTGGTGCTACATGGAGAATATATGCGTGTTTGTTTATAAAATCAACTACACCGTCTCCGTTAATTTTCTCATTCCAGTGCATCGGAACACGCCCAAATACTGCATAAGAAAGGTTACGAATTACCCCATCTAAATCAAATGTTACAGCCTCTCTATCAAGTGTTATCAATGCCCTTTTCCTCCATACACTTCTTGCAAAGTGTTTTTATCCAGCCACGCTTGGTTTGGGTTACATCTTCGGTAGAACCACATGATTCACAAATTCCGTAAGACATATCCTCATGCTCATCTATTAAATCAAAAACATCGTTTGTGGCTGCACCAACGTAGAATCTTAAGCCACCAAACTTTTCCTTAACTTGGAGAGCCTTACAGTTGGGGTCAAGCTCTACTATCTTTTGAGATAGTTCGTAAATAAGATCAAACCATCCGTTTGAGCATTCAAATCCGAATGACATCAGGTTTTGAGTTAATGGTTCATCCTTACCCCCATATAACGTCGGAAAATCTCCAAATAGTTTATTCGTGTTCTCTAGGTTCATGTTTCCCCCCACTTAACGAGTCTATAACCGCACTCAGGTCTTTCACTTTCCGGTATAATCGCTTTATTTCATCTGATGCAGCGGAATCATATTCATCAGATGATCTTTCGTTTATATAATCGGCAATCCACATCTTTTCACCACTTGGGGTATAAACCACCAATATGTCTGGATCTCCCAAATCCGTTTGTCCAACAACCTCATCAGAAATTATATAAGCAATAACCGTTCTGTCGTCCTTCTTTTTTATCATATGCAAGTCTATAAGTTCGGGTATTGTCCTTTTAAACTTATCGGCTGGTTTAGATATTTTACCGTCCTTTGTTCTTACCCAGTATGTTACCATCTGCTCCGTCTTAAGCGACCTGTATAGTATGTTTACTGTTCGCTGGACAAGAATTCCCCTATCTCGCTCCTGTGCGTTTTCATCCATTCTTTAAAGTCCCCCTTAATTTCATATTCTTTTCTTAGTTTTTCTATAATAGCATTTACTACATCTGGATAATATTTAACACCGCTCCTACCAGAAGCATACTCCCTGTATTTTTTGTTTAAGCCAAGCTTGCTCCGCCTTAAGGCTATTGTTGCTGGAGCACACTTTACTAATTCGGCTACCTCAGAATCGTTTTCGTTAATGTAAATTAGAACATCAATAATCTCGTAGTCTAGCTTTCGTGAGTTAGAGATACCCATCTTTAGCCGATATTGCTTGATGGATTGCGGATGGCAACCCACCTCTTCGGCTACCTCCTTATCTGAAAACCCGCGATTTATCAATAATTCTGCTTTTTTTTGGTTAATCATATCTGTTTACTGTATTTTTCTTCTCGCTGCCAGGTTAAAAGTGAACGCGCAGTATCTAACGCGGCCCTCGTGTCCTTGATACTCTCAAGACATGCCTTGTAGGTCGCCTCGGCTATCACAAAATCTACCTTTTTATTAGCCACGTCTTCATCACCTTTTGCCAATGTATCGGCAAGCGAGACGCTCTCTCCAGCCAGACGCAATTTGGCTATTTTGGTGGCTATTGTAATCCTATAATCCCTCTGTGCGTTTGCCTGAACCGTCGCAAGGGTAACAATCTGAACGTTTTTCTCTTGAAGATCGAGATTCTTTCTTCGCATTACTTCCATTATTCCATCTGGTGTCATAATTCCCCCCCTATTACATCGCTCTCAGTTTTTCAACCAACATATCCAACTCTTCAACAAATATCTCCAATTCCGCTCTTAGTTTTGTGATGAATATCTCGTCACGATACACCCTTAACTTAAAGTTGGGTACGTCGGTATCTGTGTTTAAGTCAGAAAAATAGCTAAAAAAATCAACCCATTCTCTGCCAGAGACCATAAGCTGGCCCTGTACTTGTTGAAAGTAATCATTTGGAAGTTTAGCCTCGTCTATATATTTTATATGGATGGGAAGCGTTGGGCATTTTATTTCTATAAGACCATTTTCCCCCACAAGACCATCTGGAGAAACACCATATCTTCTTGTTTCGTCAGCAAAGATAAACCCTACACATACCACGTCTACATTTTCATCTAATTCATAGCATTTTCTGGCCTCATCCTCAAATTCTATTCCACGAAGCATTTCAGCGCTAAGTTTCCCTTGCTCCTTTGGCCCATCAATTGCTTCTGCTGCTACTTTGTACAGATAAGTCCTCCAATTTTTCACAAGATCACCCTTCAGGGTAACTATCTTACTGAATCCGGTTCCTGAAGGAATACCAGCCTTAAGGTCTCTCCATTCAGGGCTTCCCTGAAGGATATCATCAATAATTATTGGCATATCACACCTTTGATTTCTTTTTATTAAGAGTTTTTTCCGCTTTGCCATAGTCCCTAAGTCTTATCTCTTCAACAGAACCAGCTTTGTAGTATTCAAGAAACTTTTCCCCATTTACATCTTTTTCCTTTATCAGTTTTTTGACTTTTGCTATTTGTTTTTCATCAATATATTCAACTCCAGAAGCGTTTCCGTCATCATCAAGATTGGCTTCACGGCTGACAAGTCCAGTAACGGCTTCAAATGTAGCAATCTTAAGATAGGTCTGGGTTGATTTGATTTGCTGGATAGGATTCTTACTTCCACCCCCAGAAACATCAGGAGGAGCAGCCA